AATGTACACTTAATGTACAGTTCTGATACACTTTATGTACACCAAATATAGGAAAAATTAACACCCCTGTTAAGGATTAGGTGTTGATTTTCTCCGTAGTAATAGAACCAGATAGATATCCTAATCGTAATTTATGAAGGAAAAATGTACAGTTTATGTACAGTTTATGTACACTTTTTCCTAGTATATAAAATAAAAAACCTTTTTATAGGTTTTTTATATACATATTTATATATATATATATATATTTTATATAGGCGTGCGTGCGTAAGGGAGCTATGAAGGGAGAGTTATCTGGTATGGTAGGTAGCAGGGAGAAACATTACAAACCCCCTGCTATTCAGTTGACTCTATATGAAAATAGATGAATCAAGCGAGTAGCCAACTTAACCTACCTGTAGGGTAATCACTCCCTACAATCATAAAGGAGATTCAATGATGAATAACATTGAAACTAATTAAGTTTTATCATATATAACTTGCCAACACAATAGAATTACTGTATATTTTACCCTATGCCTAGAGGAAAACCTGCAAAAGGGTACAGTCAGAATAAATTTACTAACCAAAATAAGTTTTTGGCAGCCTATACTCTGTGGGGAACTGATGCTAAAGCACGAGAAGCAGCTAATATAGGGAAAGATGCTCTATATAAATGGAAACAAGACCCAGACTTTCTGCAAAAATACTCACAGGCTAAGAAAGATTTCGGAGAAACTATAGAACATAAGGCTTACCAGCTAGTTTTACATATGCTTACCCCAGAAAAAAACGATGAAGGGAAGTTAGAATACCACGCACAGGCAAGATTCTACCAAACTCTCACTATGTTCGTACTAAATGGTATGTTCCCAGAGAAATATAAAGACCACAAAGGCGCAGAACAAGAGGCAGGCGATATTATGAAGTCCTTTAAAGATGCCATTAAAACTGCTGCCAAAGAAGAAAAGAAAGAATCTGACACCCCTAAACTAGAAATGGATTTAAACAATATAATGGGGAAAGGTAGAGGTAAGGAATGACTACTCAAAAAAATGATGTAGTAAACGCACTATTCAGTATGGTAGATTTTAAACCTACCCAAGCACAACTCCCTATAATAAACTCAGATAAACGATATATCCTTGTAGCTGGTGGAGAACAGGCAGGTAAAAGCATGATCGCTAGTAAATATTTACTATCAAGAGTGTTTGAAACAGAAGGGAAAGGTCTTTATTGGCTTGTCGCTGCTGACTATGAAAGAACAAGAGCTGAATACGAATACCTTGTAGATGATTTTACTAAACTCGGTGTGCTAAAGAAAGCATCTAAAAGAGTTGACCCTGCCACAATAGAACTTGTAGACGGAACACTTATACAAACTAAATCAGCTAAAGACCCTCGTACCCTAGCTATGAGAGCGCCTAACGGCATCATAGGGTGTGAAGCATCACAGCTAGATTTAGAAACCTTCCACAGACTACGAGGAAGATGCGCTCCTAAAAGAGCTTGGATGTTCCTAGCTGGTACTTTTGAAGGATCACTAGGATGGTATCCACAAATGTTTCAGACTTGGCAGTACGGAGAAGATGACTCACAGTCCTATTCCCTACCCTCTTACACTAATAAACACTTATACCCAGAAGGGGAAACAGACCCAGAAATAATTAAACTACAACGAATGACTTCAGATGATTTCTTTAAAGAAAGAATTATGGGGATACCTTCCCCACCACAAGGATTAGTGTTTCCTGAGTTTAGACCTGATACTCATGTACAAGATGTCGAGTATATACCAGACGAACCTGTACATATATGGATAGATCATGGTTACGCTTCTGCTTACGCTGTATGCGCTGTTCAAATTATTAACGATCAAGTCAGAGTATTCGATGAGATATATGAACAGAATTTAATTACAGAAGAGATAATAGATATCGCTATGCAAAAAGATTGGTGGAAAGATGTACAGTTTGGTGTCACAGATATTGCAGGGTATCAACACCAAGCTATGTCAGCAGTAGCAGAAGTGTGGCTGGACAAAGCAGGATTGTACATGGATGCAGAAAAAATTAGAATTAATGATGGTACTGAAAGATTAAAGTCTATGCTCAAACTAGACCCCACTACACACGAACCTAAAATAATAGTTTCCCCTAATGCAAAAGGTCTGTTATCTGAACTTGGCTTTGCTCCAAATCCTTTCAACGGACAAACACAAGTTTATAAATGGAAAACAGATCGTGACGGAAATGTGGTTGGCAATCAGCCAGAAGATAAGTATAATCATAGTGTTAAGGCACTTATATATGGTCTTGTCAATAGATTTGGCTATAGTTATTTGGCTAAACGCAACAGTATTCCTGTAAGAAGGTGGAGATAATATGGCTAAAAAACCTAAGGCTGAAGAAATAATAAATAAAGTTGAAGCTCATTACGACTCAACTGAACCTTTACGATCAAGAATGGACAGAGATTATTCTATTTATCGACTTGATCCATACGATGCAGGCGAAGATTTCCACAACTACACATCTAACGAACCAGCAACATTTGCAGATAAAATAATATCTTTCCTAAACGCATCAGAACTAACTGCTCGTATCCCTGTCAATTCACAGGAAAGAGAACAAAGAGAAGCTAATGACAAAAAAGAAAGATTCTTTATTGGCACACTAAGAAGCGCTGACGAAAGATTAAAGATGGCTATTCAACCAGATGTTAAATCACAACTTGCTTTTTATATTACCCTTCGTGGATGGTACGCAGGAAGAGCCTTGCTAACTAAAAACAAAGAAGGGAAAACATTTGTAGATGTAACACCATTTGACCCCATGCACACATATTGGTCATCTGGTTATGACGGATTAATATGGGCGTGTTATAAAACTAAACGATCTAAAGAAATGATTGAATCACAATACAATGTCAGATTAAATTTGTCTGACGACCATGACGATTGGATAGATGTCTACGATTACTACGACAGAGAATATAACATGGTTGTACTCTCTAGTGGTAAAGTGGTTAAGAAAGCTACACCACACGGCTCTACTAGTGTCCCTGTATTCTTGGGAGCAGTAGGAGCAAACCCAGAAATACAAGCACTCAATCAAGCAGTAGCGATTGATGATACCATAAAAGATTATGGAGAATCTGTATTCAGACACAACAGAGATATATATGAAAAAAATAATCTCATGATGTCTATAATGCTCGAACTTACAGCTCGTGCAAGACGACAGGGATTAAAGATTAAATCAAGAGATGGTACTAAAACCTTAGACGAAGACCCTTATAAAGAAGGTACTGAGATATCTTTGGCACAGGGAGAAGATGTAGAACCATTAGGACTAATGGAAATGTCTAGGGAAACAGGAGCTTTCTTAGGATTGCTATCTGGAGAACTACAAAGAGGAGCATTGCCACACAGCATATACGGAGAATTACAATTCCAACTATCTGGCTTTGCTATCAATACCTTACGACAAGGTATCAACTCTATACTAGAACCAAGAATAAAAGCACTTGAAGCTGCATACACAAGAATATGTATGCTACTTAACGATCAATACTTAACAGATGCTTTTGATGCTATGGAATTATCTGGAGAAGATATGAACAGAAATTACTTCTCAGAAGAAATAACTCCAGATGCTATACGAAATGCAGGAGATATTGTTATTAAGTTTGTAGGTCAACTACCAGAAGATGATATGTCTAAGATGAGCATGGCACAAATGGCTAGAGAAGGTCAGAGTCCATTGCTACCAGACTTGTTTATCAGAGATAAAATACTTGGATTACAAGATGGAGATTTAGTTGACGATGCTATAAAAGAACAACAGGCAGAAAGAGTATTGCCAGAAGCAACTCTATATACTTTACTTTCTGCTACAGAGAACAGAGGAAGAGATGATCTTGCTCAGTTCTACTATGGAGAATTATTACATATATTAAGACAGAAGGAAATGGAAAGGCAACAGGCACAACAGGCTATGCAACAACCTCAAACTCCAGAAGGAGCAACACCACCTACAGCAGACCCAAGAGTTATGCCTAATGCTATGATGGGAGTACCACCTCCCACACCAACGCCACCACAGGGAACAGTAGCGCCAGAAACTCCAAGACCTAATGCACAAGAGGGAGAGATATAATGTCGCCAGATCAAATATTAGCTTTAAAGAAACAAGGGGTAAGTAACGATGCAATAATAGCACAGCAAGCTATGGACATTGCAAACGAACAAGGTGTAGACATGGGAGCTGCAATGCAGGAAGCACGCAGAAATATACAGGCATTAGATGCTGCAGTTATTGCAGGAGATACTGCACAAGAAGGAATGGGATTAGGTTCTCCAACCAGAAAGGAAGGGGAAGGACTATTACAAACTCATGCTATGTTAGGTAAAGTTTTAAACTATGACCCTGCAGCTCCTACAGCAAAACCTGTGCGTAGTCCTGTTACTGATCCTTTAGCAAAAGAATCTGCTGCAGCTATAGCAGCACTACCACCTTTAGCAGGATTACAACAAGACAAGCTAGCTACTGATGCGTTAATGGATATGCCTACAGGCATGAGTCCTGCGCAAAAATACGCAATGAGATTTGGAGATACAGGAGCTTACGATATTTATGGTGGAGATTTAACAAACATAGACACAGCAGCAAGGTCTGCATTGAATGATTTGTCTTTAAGTAACTTCAGACAAATTGTAGGAGGACTAAACGATACATCTATATCTGATACTCCAACTTATCAAAGATTAAGAGATTTAGGCTACACAGATGCTCAAGCAATAGCAGCAGGCTCTCCTTTACAACTTAATTTAAAAAGACCAGATTTGAATTTAGACATAGATACTGCTACAGAAATGCCATTAAAAAACAAAGAATTGCAAGATTGGGCAAATGCAAGAATAGCAGAAATGCAAGCAAAAAATTTATACGATGTTTCAGCACTAAAAGAAGCAGGAAAGTCGCCAAATTTATTTGAGTTTGCAGCAGCAGGAATTGATCCAGCAGGAAATACACTAAATATTCTTAATAATCAAGTAGAACAAATAGAAAAAGCAAAAAATAAAACAGTAAATGATTATATAAAAGAACTTGATGGTCAAAAAGTAGAAAATCCTGTAACAGGCGAAATGGTTAGTTTTAAGAAATTACCACCAGATGCAAAAAAATTAGTTGCAACTAATACAAAAAATGAAAAAGACAAACAGTTTACAGATTTTATAAATCAAACAAAAGATATTTTAGACCAACCTAAAATGCAAGGAAGTCCTTTACAAAATATGAACAAAGCAGTTGCAGAAGTAGAAGCAGCTAAACAGAAAGTTTTAGGCGCACAATTTACAAACGAAGCCTTAGACGATGCAACTTTATTATTGGCAGGAGATAGTGGAATGGCAGCAGCTTTAAGTGGCGTTACAGTAGGCAATCCAAAAACTGTAGGAAAATTTACAGGCAGAGGAGATACTATAATGGAAGGGTTTGAATTAGACTCTGATATGACAAAACTTATTAAAGATGCAGCTGATAAAAACAACAAAGCTAAAAGCAAAGATGCCACTCAAAAAGACAAAGCAGCAGCAGCAGCAGCAAACAAGAAATTAACTGATGCGTTTTTGTTTGAAAGCACAAATGGCGCAGCAACAGGAGCAGGAACAGGCGCAGCAACAGGAACAGGAGCTATGGGTACAGGCGCAGCAACAGGAACAGGAGCTATGGGTACAGGTACAG